ACCCCAGCGGGAGGGTGATGTGATACTTGGTGTCGTTGTCGCCGCCAGAGAACCGGATGCTGCGGTTGTCGCCAAAGGTGACGCCCTGCTCCCCGTCGCCCTCGTGGAACGACCGGACGGTGAGGATCTCGCCGTTGCCCAACTTGCCCATGACCTGCGCGGGCGGCGGGCTGGTCTTGAACGTGATGGTCAGCGTATTGCCGGAGGCAGTCGCCTCGATCACGCTGGACTGGTCCGGGCCAACACGGAAGACGTTCTTGCCGCCGCCGTTGATCGTGTCCGCGAGATCCTTCACCGCATCCTTTGCAGCGGCGAGTTTGTGAACGTGGTACTGGGGTCCGCTGCCTGCGTACACTCCGGGCGGGAAGCCGATGGTGTCCATCCCGGTCCCGCCCCACGGGATGATCTCGCCCGAGCCAACCGGCTTTGTGGAGGTGATCCGGACGCAGCCGTCCACGGTGTCCACAACCGCCTCCGCGCCCACCGCCGCGAGCGCCACCGCGATATCTGCGGCGACCTGATCGGCGGTCTGCGCCACCCCGGGCGTCAGTGGCAGCGTGATGGTTGCGCCGTCGATGACCAGCACGAGAGTGTCGTTCACCGCCGCCTCGATCAGGAAAGGTCCCGGCGTGTACGACCGGCAGATGGTCGGGCCACCGTGCGGCAGCGTGTTGTCGAACGACACGGTGACGCCGGAGACGGCGGTAACGTGGCAGATCTCCTCCAATGCGTACGGGTCGTCTGCCTCGTAGATCGGGTCGTACGTGAAGTACACCGTGTCCCCAACCTGCAACTCCAACTCGCCGGTCACCGGATCGAGATCGGATGCGTACAGGTCGATGGTCCCGTTGGGCGCGGAGATCGACTTCGGCAGGTTGTAGAGCTTGCCCCACGGAACGCAGTTGTACTGCGTGTCACGGAACATAACGACGACGTGGTCGAAGCCCAACTCTGCCTGCTTGCCCGACGCCTCGACGCTCATGCTGGCGGGCGTCTCGCCTCCGGAGACGACCGTGGCATAGTTGAGGAGTTTTACCTCGTGGACCTCACCAGGCCCGCCCTTGCCGCACACGAACGTCATGGCGTCCCACGAGACGGAGGGGTACTTGGCGGCGTCCAGCCGCATCGCGCCATCGAGCGCGTGGTCGTAATCGATATCGAACTCCAGCGTCAGGCCGGCGAGGTCCGTCCGCGGCAGGTGCTTCTGGCGCAGGTGGTTGAAGTAATCGAAGGCGTTATAGAAGCCCAGGACAGCGAAGTCCTCGGCGGCCTGGAAGATGCCGGAGACGGACACACCTGTCGCGGACGCATCGTGGATCGTGGTCGTCGCGCCGCGCCCGGTGAAGCCCTGCAACTGGAAGTTGCGGCGGGGGTCGAAGATGTGAAGAGGTTCGGCAGCCACGTAAATGACCAGGATTCAGCGCAGGGTGGGCCCATCGAAAGTAAGCATGTAACCTACTTTCGGATAGCGCGTGATCCGGCCGGAATACGGTTGCGGCGGCAGGCGGTGGGCTGTCGAAAGCGGGGGTTCGGGAACTCGTGCCCTATTTCTGCGAATATGGAGAGCGTGAGCGCAACCACTGATTTCAAAGCGCACCTCGCGCAACAACTTGGATTCCTGGAACGATCCGCTGCCGCTTTCGATTCGGGTCATCATCAGGAAGCGATTCGGATCGGCACAAGCCTGCGGGTTATTTTTCACGACACAAATCAAAGTACTTCACTCTTGAGACACCTTAATGCTTTGCACGTCCTCGTCCGCAGCGAAGCCCCGGACCGCGCCAGACAGAACGCCCTACTCGGCGGCAAGCCTGTTCTCGGCGAGTTTTCCTGGTCGTTGGCGCAGTTCACGATGAAGGGTTTTGAGCCGTGTACAAATCCATCCACACCTCATCGTCTGATTGAGGCACCGCAATGGTGGACGGAAGTGTTCGCTCACATGGACGATATCGATTACACCCGAAAACGGGTGGTGCTGTGGGCAGCCAACAAAGACGGCGGAGCCCATGTCGACGATCAACTGGATCCCAAGTATCAGCAACTCAAAGCGGCGGGCGCGATCGGAGTGATTGAGGGTCCAGCCGGCGAATCGATCCCAATCGAAGATGCGCACCTTACGTTCTTGAGAACCATGGCCTTCGAAGTGCTGAATAGCCCGGATTTGGTCGCTCTCTCAAAATAGTGTTTTCCCACTGGGGCTCGGCTGTTCTTGGTCGTTGATAACTCGTCACGTCTGAATCACCACTGTCAGGTCGCTGCCAGGGTCCGGGTTGGCGACCGACAGGATATCGAACGCGAGGCTGTCGCCCTCGTTGAGGATCGCGGTCGGCCAGATCGTCGGGCGCACGGTGGTGCCGGTCGAATGGCTCTTGGTAAAGATCGCCGTGAACGTCTGCGCCTCCTGGTCGGCGGCGAGCACCTGGACGTACTCCTCGTCGGTCTTGCCGAGGTTGACGTGGACGAACTCGCCCACATCGAAGCCCAGCCGGTTCGCGCCGTACGATGCGGTCTGAACGACCTGCGCGCCGGGACCGGCCACCACGTCCTGGAACAGAACGATGCCGAAGTCGTTGTACGGCAGGCGGCGTGTGGCGGGCTTGCCGTACCCGTCCTCCACCACGAAGTCGTACGTGTTCTTGTAGCCATCGGGGATCTTCTGCGCGATCCCCATGTACTCCAGCAGTTCCCACGTCGCGCCGTCGTCGCGCGACACCTTCACGCGGTACGCGCTCTGCCCGTCCGTGGTCGGCACCTGGACGTACGCATAGATGCACCGGATCGACGCGCTATCCTGCACGCGCATCGGGATGACCACGGTGTCCGCGACCGCGAGCGCGCCGGGGATCTGGAACGTGTATGCGCCGCCGTTGCACGTCCGGTCACCCGGCATGTAAGGCTCGCTGTGGTGCGAGAGCGGGAACGTCACGAAGGTGCCGTACCCGAAGTTGTTGGCCACACCGACGACCGCCGCGACGACGCAGGCTGTCGGGAGTTTCGCCTCGATCCGGGCCGGGAGTCCGGGCGTTCGGAAGAAGCCCTTCTTGACGGAGTAAGTGAACGTCTTGCTGTCGAGTTTGAAGAACCGGATGCCAGTAGAGTGCGGCGTCCGGAGCGTCTCGAAGGAGGCCCAAGGCCAGTCCACGCGCGTGTCGCCCACCACCTTCCTCTGGAACTGGAATGCGCCGGAGGGCACCACATCTCCCTCCGCGCCGGGACCGACGATCTGCGCGCACTCATAGCACCGCCGATACCCAACGTCCGGACTCTTGGCCTCGTCGTTGAAGACGACGTAATCGCCCACACGAAACACCTTCGACGTGCCCGGATTCATCGTGCAAGCCACCGTAACCGGGTCGGTGTCGCGGTCGATGGCGGCGTCGAGGCTGGCCCAGAGATCCGCGGCCAACTCGTCCACGTAGAACAGCATCATTGTGATCTCGTGCGCGCTCACGATGTTCATGTTCCCTGCGGCATCCGGTTGCACCTCCATCTCGTCCAGGACGAACGTCCCATAGTCGGAGAGCTTCGGCGTGCCAAGGATGATCCCCGGCACTCCCGTGTCGTACAGGATCTCCTCCGGCACCGGTGTCGGTTCCACGTCGGCGGGTTTCGGGCCAGCCACGAGGTCGTACATCGAGTCCGTGGTCGTGCGCCCCTGCACGTCGATGGAGAAGTCCTTGTTGAGCCTCCAGGAGACAACACGGAACTCCCCGGCGCCACCGGGCATGTCCGCATGGGTCATTGAGCAGACCATCCCCGGCTCAGTGTTGAGCGCGAGCGCGGTGGTCTTGAACCCGATCTGGCGCGCGGCTTTCCACTCCGCTGCGCTGGTCCCGCCCAACTCCTCGCGCAGCCGAGTGCTGATGATGCGCGCGGCCTGGCTCTTGGTGGACGCGCCGCACAGGTTGACGCTCGACTTCAGGTACATCGGACCCGCGCCGCCGCCGACATAGGAGGCGTGGTCGATGTCGTACACGGCCACGCTGTTGTTCACGAACGCGAAGTCCTGGTCCGCGAAGTTGGCCGTCAGGTGGTTGAAGGACGGCTTGGCCGGAGCCAGTTGCAGGCTGCGGAACAGGATGTTGCCTTCCGTGAACGCCTCGACCACGCTGCTGTTCTCGCGGATACCGATCCGGAGCTTCCCGAACGAGAACGTGTAATAGCCGAGGCAGTTCATCAGGACTTCCTGGAGCCAGTCCCGCAGAGGCTTCTCCTCCTGGAGCGTGCCGCGGAACGCGAACTGCGTCTCCAAGCCCGCGCCGACCAGTCTGGTAACGGAGTCGTTGCAGATCGCGGCGGCGTCGATCGCCGCCTGCACATCGAACAGAGCTTCGGCAGCGTTCAACTGCGCCACGGTCGCGTCCGCGCCCAGCCGGAGGCCACGCGCACGGAAAACCATGTTGACCGCGATCCAGACCGGGTTCACCATGCATGGCCCGAATACGCGCACGCCGGGGCTGGTCCACACCCAGCCACTCAAGCCCTGCGCGATAGTCGCGATCATCGCGTGGTCGCCGGGGCTGGAGAGTTGCAGGCCCTTCGCGTCCGACCTGCGGATCACGATGAACGCCGTGCCCGCCGCGAAGTTGTCCAGGAACGTCGAGTTGCCGGAGTACACCTTCCGGAAGTCGCCGCCCGTCAGGTTGCCCGACTGGTCGAGCGAGAAGAAGTCGCCCGCGCCGGCCGGGTCGGTTCCCAGGACCGTCCGGAGGCCATAGTCGTTCTTGGGGAAGCCGTGGTGCGCCTGCCCGTCGAGCGTGTGGCCCACCAGCGTCTCCGCGTTGCCGTCTCCGTCCTTGTCCTGGTAGTGGGTCGGGGTGTACGCTACGAGCGGTCCTTCGCCCACGATCCCCAACGCCTCGTAGAAGTCGCTCTCGTCCCGGCCAGCCGCCACCTTGCAGTTCACCGGCATGGCGGTGTCGGTGTACACCTCCGGCAGCACTTGGTCGTAAATCGAGTCCGCGACCAGCGACACGCTGGTGAGCATGGACCGACCGAAGCCCCACACGCCGGTCGAGTTGTCCTTGATCCGGACGCCCTGCGGCACCGCGATGATGCCGCCGTAATAGAGCTTCATGCCGTGCGCGAGGCACCCGTTCGGCGTGTCATAGTTCTTGTCGCACTTGGTTGGATCGCCGTCCGCAAAGTGGACCAGATCCATCGCGCCGTGGTCGGAGAACGGGCACGCCTGCGAGTTGAACGCCTTCCAGCAGGTGCGGGAGATCTTGCGCGTCGGGTACGGAAGGTTCAACTCGTACAGGCCATCGGACCCGGTGACCTTGAACTCCGGGCCAGCATCGCAGGACCAGTTGACGATATCGCCCTTCCAGAGATCGACCTTGACGCCCGTGCCCACGTGGAACAGGGAGAACGAGATCGTCGCCCGGTACAGGTCCACGTCGTTGGCGAGGTCGCGCATCACCCGGTCGGCGTTGCCGAACGTGAACGAGGCGTCGTCGGACTCGTTGCCCATGCCCTGCGAGATGCCGTCGAAGTCGATCAGCCGCGCCTGGTACAGTTGCCCGCCCACCGTGCAACGGCGGTCGGAGAGATACATCGCGGGATACCCGTCTTCGAGAGGCTGGATCTTGATCAGCGGGATGACCTGCTGAACCTGCGACAGCAGAGCGGTCTGGAGAGGCCCGGAGGGGAAGCGGGTGCTGGTCGAGTTGAGCGTGTACGTCGGCGGGCTGGACGGGATCTCGACCAGCGTGACGCCGATGGAGCAGATCCAGTCCGCGACCATCGCCCAGGAGAGAGGCTCGTTCTCAAACCGGCAGGTGACTGCGGTGGTCCCGTTGCCGTCGTCGTTGGGCGCGTTGTAAGTGAACGCGCCGTACGGCCCGTACTTCGTCTCCCAAAAGTTCCGGAGCGCGATGCGCTGGGTATCGTTCATCCACGAGCGCCGCAGGGTGAACCGCCGCGCGCCCGTCCCCAGCAGGAACCGCTGCTCGATCTTCGCGTTGCCAGACCCGAACTGGTGGATGGCCACGTCCGGATGGCTCGCGCGCCCGTACGGGTACTCGGGCACGATGGGGAACGTGCCGGAGGCAACGATCTCCGGTACGGTGATGTTGCCGATGGTGTCAGACATGGGTTACCGATCCTCGACCTTGACGGAGATGGTCCGGTCGTCCGTCCTGCCGCCAACGGTCACGATCCGGTTGGTGACGAGGTACGTGGCGCCAGCCCGCCCGCCGCGCAGCCACACCGTCGCCTTGGTCGTGGTGTTCGACGCGATCACCTGTTCGAGGAGCGCGCCTTCCTCCAGCAGCCACTCGCTGCTGGAGATCTCGTCGCCCGCCAGCCAGAGCGACCAGTCCACCGAATAGTCGAGGACCGCCTCCGGATCTTTTGTAAACGTCATGCGTCGATGCTCCTGTCTTCAGCTCGCGGGTGAATGGTCCGGTCCTCCGCAGCGGGCACGAGGACGTGCGCCTCGCGCCTTACCGTGGCGCACCGGCGTTCGAGCACGGGCCGGAGGGTCCGCGCCTCCCCCCGGACGCGCAACGTGCGGCTGGCTGGCGTCCTGACCGACGACAGCATGAAGCCGGAGACGCGCGACCAGCCCGCCGCCACACCCGCCAACGAGCGCACGCAGGACGCGCTCCCGAGGACGGTGGACGTACCGGACGCCTCGCCGCCAAGCGGGCGCACACGGGCCAACTGTGCGGCCAGGGTGGCCGATCCTGCGGCAACTCCCGCCAGCCTCCGGACGACCGCCAGGCGTACTGCCACACGACCGGACGCCACCGCGATCCCGCGCAGGGACCGGGCGACCCGCAGCGCGCCGGAGACGGTCCCGCCGCCAGCAGCCAAGCCAGCCACCGGGAGGACGCGCGCCAGCCGCCCGGTGGTGGTTCCTTGGCCACTGGCTCCACCGGCCATGCGCCGGAGCACCGCCAGACGCGCGGCGCCGACGCCATGGCCAAACGCCACGCCCGTGAGGGCATGGATCGTCTTGCCGCCAAAGAGCAGGAGGAGGGACATGGTTTACTTCTGGACGGCCATCTCGAAGCACTCTGCGGCAGACGCACGCTGGAGGATGATGAACACGAGCTTCGTCGCGCCATCCACGAACATCGCGGTGGACATGCGCTGGCCGACCACCGCCGCGCCCATCGGATACCTCAGATAGAACGCCGGAGAGAGGACCCGGTTCTTCACGTCGAACTTGAGGCACCTCTGCCCGCCGTTCGGGTTGATGAACGAGAAACGCCCGCCGCCCGTGTACGGATCGGGCGTCACCGTGGTGCCAGTGGTGAACGTCATTGCGGACCCGCCGTAAACGACGGCAGCAGTCCACGCGCCGGTCGCGGCACCCGCGATATCGAACAGATCCATCGTCGCCGCCGCGCCGCCACGGAAGACGAAGATGTAACTATGCCGCGCCTGCTTTGGGGCGTCCGGACGGATGAACCACGACGGGCAGGCGATCGAGCCAGCAGCGTGCGCCGCCGACCGCGCCGCGAACGTCGTGGTATCCCAAGTGTTGCCCGCGATCTGGTAAGTGTACGTGCTGCTGCTCGCGGAACCCCAGTACAGGATGCGGTCGCCGTTCAACTCAATCGCGTACACGGCGTTCGCCGAGGGCGTCACCGTCCAAGCCGGGACCGTGTACACCGGAGACGCGCCCGCCGTGTGCGAGGTGATGTTCCTGCGCTGCCCAACGGCGGTCGGATTCACCGTGTCCTGCACGATGCGGATCTGGAAGTTCCGGTACTCGTTGGCGAGCACACCGGAGTCGCCGCCGGACGCTTGACCAGTGATGCTGGTCGCGGCGGCGGCGGTCGCCGTCAGGTTGCCGAAGAAGCCCTCGCCCGGATCGGCATCGAAGGGCACGTACGACTCATCGAGGCCCAGAAGACAGGAGTCCGTGCTCAGTGTCGCGGGCAGGTTCGTGGTGGCGAGGTTGGCCGACATCGAATTGGTGGCGATGTCGTAATACTTCCAGCAGCCGGCAGCCAGCGTGCCCGCGCTCAACATGTACAGGCGCCCGGAGCGGATCTCGTACGCATCGCCCGCCTGCGGCGTGAACGAGAGAGGCGCGTCGAGATAGAGCGTGGGAGTCGTGCCTCCAGTGTTGCCGATGATATACGCCGATTCGGTCTTGCCCGACCCGCCCGCGCTATTGCCGATGATGCGGATCTTGAAGCCGTTCGAGTTGCCCTTGTTCGCCAACTGGTTCGGCGCAACGGCGGCGGGCAGAGCGGTGCTCAACACGACGCTCGTGGTCGTGTTGCCAGCAGCCAGGACGCCTCGCGGCCCCTGCGCGGGCATCATCACCGCGCCCGCGCCCGCGCCGAACGTGCCCGTAAGAGCGGGCGATCCCAACTGCATCCAATCGTCGTCCTCCACGTCGTACTGCCACAACGTCGTGGCGTTGACGAGCATGTACACGTACGCGCCCCGGTCGCTGTTGTTGCGGAGGCCCGCGACCAACTGTGTGCCCGCCGCAGACACGGCAGGGGCGTTCGCGATGGGACGCCACTCGGGGAGATCGATCAACGGTTTGAAAGCGAGAGTCGTAGGCATTTAACTGATCCTCATCCGGACGGAACCGTTCCAGAGGTTCCGGTCCAAGGGCTTCGAAAGGACGTCCCAAATCGGAGCACCCCCGAACTGCGTCATCGACGTGACGGTCGAGACGGTCGTTACCGTGCCCGAACTGACCGTGACGGCAGGCGTGTTGCCGACCGTCACACGCTGCATTCCCGTGCTCGGGTCCTGGGAGATGGGGCGGGTGATCGCCTCCAGGATCGCGTACAGTGCGGCGCTGATATCGGAGAGAGACACCTCCTGCGTGCCGTCCGCGCGCACGCTGGCGTGATTGGCAGATCCCTCCGCGCCGTCCGTGAGCTTCATGCGCTGGTAATGGCGCCCGCCCACCTCATCGGTGGCGACCGTCGCACCGGCACCGGGCGAGATATCGATGTTGTCGGCCATCGAGTTAGTCCTCCTTCACGACGAGAGTCCCGACCGCGAACTGGCCGTAGTCATCCTGCTCGACGGTCCTGGGAGTCGGGAGCGTGTCCCAATACAGGAGCGCGCCCGCGAGGGCAGCGAACACGCCGAACGCCACAGCCTCCGGCCAGTTGGCGAGCGCGGGACCGAACTGAATGTTGTTCGTGTTCGCGACCTTCCGGACGTTGCCGACGTCGGTCGCAGGCGCACCGAACGTGATGGCTTGGCGCGCGTAACCGTTGCCAGCCAGTTCCGTGCCCGCAGAGTTGTCATCGGCGGGCGCCACGGTGAACAGGCCGACGTACGGCGCGACTCCGGTCAGATCCGTGCCGCGCAGGACGTTGAGCACAGCATCGGTGTGGGACTGCGACTTTCCGGGCATGGGTTTCTCCTAAGCGAGCTCGATCAGTTCGATCTGCACGTCCGACCTGCCAGGCGTCACGGACTGGCTCCAGTCGCTGTTGAACCGGACCACGTACCTGCCGGTCACCGCCACGCCGGTCGCGTCGTACGAGAACTTTGGATTCGTCTCGTACGGGTCGTAAAAGTAGAACGGTTCGTGGGTGCCGTTCCGCGCATCGTAGAACGTCCGGAGCGCGGCCAACTGCGAGGGCGTCAGCCTCTTCGTGAGGTTCCACTTCTTGCGACTGGTCGCCGCCTGTGCCGATCGTTGCGACTCGCCGTTCCGGTACTCGTTATCGATGACCGGGTACTCGCGCGTCTGGGTGAACGCGCGAGACAGGCTGTTGGGCAGCACCGTGGCCGGCGCGGCGTTGGCAACGTTACCAGGCATACTTCCTATTCAATCGATGGGAAAGGCCGACGCGACAGTTCCTGTTCGTTCGCGCCACGATGTAGCATCAGCGATGGTGGCCGATCCAAAACGTAATGAGTTGAAGCGCCGGGTGTTTGAGCTTCACAAGCTGTCGGTGCAGCGTTGTCTTGAACCCTCGGAAGAGTGCGACCTTCCGGCTATTCGTGCTCACTCCATTCAAAACGCGATTACTCTTGACCAACTCTGCAGTGATGGGCACGTCATTATGCCCCGATTGAAGGCCAATGCCGGGGTGGCCTTTGAAAGCGTTGGACGAAATCAGGCAACCACGTTTACCGGGCTGTGCGGCCAGCACGATCAGGCGATCTTCGGGCCGATCGATAAAACAGCTATCGATGTTCGAAACAATGAGCACTTGTTCTTGCTTGCATACCGGTCTGTGCTTCGAGAAGTGCACGCGTCTTTAACGGCAGCAGTAAAACTTCAACTTGGTTTCCAGGAAAAGGTTGGACTCGGATTGGTGCGTGGGGACGTGCCAACACCAGATGGACTTCGTGCTGTCGGACACATCGCCAATTCCTATGACTCATACCTTTACAAGCGCCAATTCGACGTCGCATACTCGGCGAGAAAGTTCGGTCGGATTCAGCATGTGCGCTTCTTTGAAGGTGGCCGACTTCCGTCTGTCGCGGTGAGCGCCCTATTCTCGCTCGATGAAGTTGTGGTCGGTGACGATGTCGCACGTGTGGCTTTGAATGTATTCCCGGCCGCGGGCGGCGTAATGATCGTTTTCTCCTTTTTGCGAGAGCACGCTATCTACATCCGCCCATTTCTTCGACCATTCAAGCGATCTTCCGGCGACCAACTGCTCGAGATGCTATCTGTGCGGGTATTGAACTCGTGCGAGAACTTCGTGATCGCACCGAGGTTCTGGCATGCCATCAGCGATTCGGATCGAAGTGCAATTCAGGACTTGTTTGCGGAGTCCTTGTTGGTCGATGCAAGCGATCTCGGGAATCGGCACATAACGCTGTTTGACCGAAAACAGTTGTAACCGGCTGGACAATCGAGCGTTGCCGTTACGCCGTCACCAGGCCGGGACTGAGTTGGAGGCTGGTCAACTCCCGGCGACCGGCATTCGATCGCGCCGCGCTCAACGACGCGCCCGCGACGACGCGCGGATTGCTCGCGATGGCGTTCACCGCCTCGCCACGCAGGAGACTCGTGGTGGCGGGCCCGTCGAGTTGGATGACCACCGGCCCCGCGCCGGAGGCCACGCCGCCGCCAATGCTGTCGAGCGTCGGGAGACCACCCATACCAGGAAGCGATGCCCCGTTCGAGTAACCCGGCGACTGGTAGAGCGATCCGCCCTTCTGGACGAGATCGAGCGGGTGGACCTGCGCGGGCATCCCCTTGGTCGCCTGCCCCGTGCTCATGGCGTACAACTGGATCAGATCGCGGATCTGCGCCGTCCGGATCGCCATGTCGAGGTTGCCGCCGTACGATTGCTTCGCGGTATCCACGATCTGCTGGAGGACGCCCTTGTCGGGGATATCGACCCCGTACAGGTCCTTGATCTTCTGGCGGGCCTTCTCGACCGCGCCTTTGATGAACAGCCGCACCATCCCGGCTGCGAATCCGGCGACCGCTCCGATGGCCGCGCCCAGAGGCCCGCCGAACTTCGCGCCGATCATAGCGCCGCCCGCCGTCGTCTCCGCGACCCCGAGTTTGCCGCCGCGCCGGAGTCCATCCATCGCGAGCATTGCGCCCGCCGCCAGGAGCGCGCCGCCTTTCATGCCGCCGATGCCCTTCGCATTGGCGATCTTGGTCATGTTCCCGGCCTCGTCCATGCTCCACCGCTCCGGCTTGAACCCGAGGTTGCCGAGGTTGGTGAGCATGTCTTTCCAGCCGGAGATGCTCTGCTTGAGGTTGGCGAGGACGCCGACGCCAGAGTTCGACGTGACGCCGCCACCACCACTACCAGCCGCAGCACCGCCGCCGCCGGCCACCGTGCCCAGGATGATTTGCGCCGCCTGCTGCTGCGTCATGGGCACGCCGCCGCCACCCCCACCCTGCGGCAGGAACGGGGGCGTCCCACCCACACCGCCAGACCCGCCGAACACCGGCACCGCGCCAATGCCCAGCAAGCCGCCCAGCCCGCCCAGCATCCCGCCGCTACCGCCAGGCCCCGCGCCGCCGCCCGCGAAGGACACCTTCTGGCCGGTGAACATGTACATCAGCGTGGCCGCGACCCGCGACGTGACGACCTCCTTGATGGCCGTCAGGAGCGCGGTCTTGAGGGAGTTGCCGATGGCCTTCCACACCGACTGCGACTTGGTGAGGAGCGCGTCGAAGACGCCGCCCGCCTGCTGCTTCAGGGACTCGAAGATGGTGCGATTGTGCTCGCGCACCAGTTGCGCCGTCCGGTTGGCGGCGTTCTCACGGGCCGCGCGGATCGCGGCGTCGTTCGCCTCGTCGCCCTGGTCGCGGATCTCTTTGCGCTGGTCGGTCAACTCCGCGATGCGCGCCTTGATCTCGTCGGCCTTGTAGCCGAGCCGCTTGAGCGTCAACTCCTCCTCCAGCAGCATCCGGCGCGTGTCCATGTCGTAAAGCATCTGCTTC